CCGAGAACACTCCGCGATAGAACGTGATGCGTCCAGTTCTAAGGGCTTCATGCAGTCCACGCAAATCTTCATTTTTGAGCGTGTTACTGTTTCTTGTTTCAAATTCGCGCAAGAGAGGCAGATAGATTTCTCTTTTGAAAAGAATCTTAATAGCTTTTTCAATAGCTTCATAATCGGACGTCGTCTCCTTGATCGGGCGTAACGTGATGACTCGATTCATACGATGCTCTTTCTCAATTCCTTATCGGCTTCTACTTGTTCTTTCAAAAGCGAGTGACGAGGCTCATCTTTACCGACATCAACCCCAGGGCACGCCGATTTCAAATCATCCCATGAGTTTTCGTTGATGTTCTCAGGCCAAAACGGAAAAGTCCTACACTGCGTAGGTCTGGCATCGTACACTCCGCATTTTCCGTTCTTAAAGAATCGGCATTGATACTGACTATTCTTCAGAACCCACTGAACGCTTTTCGCTTTGGTGAATCTTGTCGAGTCAAACACCGCACGAAAGGCGAACTCGTCCGGCTGTTGGTTCAAGTGAACCGTCAATCGGTCGCGATCGCCTTTCGTGAGAAACACGAATGTTCCCTGCTTTGACCATGCTTTCGTACAGCACTTGCCTCCGCATGAGGTTTGACACTGAAATTTCATTGCGCGGGCACGTCGTTGTAAACGGTGAGAATGTTCACACCACGATACGTTTGGATGACACCACCAATAGTGATCGTCGTGAGTATCTCTTTGTGAAGCCCGAGCCCGCAGTTCGGCGTATCCGTCGCAGCCAGACTTAGAGAAAATGTGCCAGCGCTCGCACTAACAATACTGTGCTGACCATTTGGAAAAACAACAGGGCCCACGCCATTAGCTCCAAGAATCTGAGTTGAGAAACTGGCTCCTGTAAGATTCTGCGGGTTTCCCTGATCATCGGTCGCAACGAATTCAAGAACTGCCGTATTGCCTTGAACGAACTCAAGCGGCTGGAGGTTCGGTGTCTCTAGTAGCATTTGCTTTCTCCTTTTTCGCGGCATCGACGATATCTTGCGCAATCTGCTCAACTGGACTCGTCGGAAGCCCCTTCAGTTTCTCGCGATGCGCTTCAAGTTCACGTTGTTTCTCTTCCCAAATCTCTTTTGGGATAGAATCTTTCAACTTCGCAGAGTTCTCTTCAGTAAGAAACGTCAGAGAGCCTTTGGCCATCTGCGCTTCGTACTGTTTAGCGACGTGAGCCGGAACCGCTGGCGGAAGCTTTGGAAGGCAACACTTTTTGAACTTCTTGAGGCTTCTGCACGGACACGGGGCGTTCGGTGCCAACTTTCTCAAGGGATTCCACACGAACCCCGGCAGGGGGGCTAGAAAGGGAGCCCGTGAGGATTCCTTCGGGGGCGTTGTAGGATTGGTGGGGTCCGCGCTGGGCAGCGAGGAACTCTTCGCGTTGCTTTCTTCCAGCGGCTTCTCGCTCTTCTTGTTTGATTCGGTCATCTTCGTATTTCTCCAATTTGCTGTCGAGTGTTCGGATCGCAATGCCCAATGCCTGGGCGGTTGCAGTTTTGTTTTTATGATAGAAACTGTAAGCCTTGAGAATCACCGTTCTCTCAAGGTCCTCCAGCGTAACTCCCGGTGTCCAAAAGATCATGCCATCCATATTATTTTTCCTTCTTTCCAGATTTTGCTTTCACGTCTTTATTGGGCTTTGTCGGTCGTGAGTCGGGTTGATTCACACCTGGGTCGGCGTCCTCTTCGACGTTTGCGTCGTGTGAGCCCTCACTGACCACCTCGTCGATTTGTGGATCTTCGGGATTGAGTTCGTCTTCAATGGTGTCGAGCTTCACGTCCATAAGATTGCCCTTGTTACAGGCGTCTCTGAACTCAAGCATCGTAATCCAACCCTTTTCGTAAGCGGCTTGCAGACGAGCAAACTTCTGAGTCTTTACCGTTTCCTCATCCACTGCGCTCAGTACGCGAAGCGGTTTGAATTCGATTTCAAGATCATCAGGAATAAAACCAAAGAGCTTCTGGCACTTGATTTCAATCATTCGGATGATATCGAACTTGAGAAGATTACGAACTTGCGATTCGACCATCGCATTGTAGTTCTCCATATCGTCTTGAACACCGCTCGCGAGTCCGCCACCGCCCTCAGAAGAGCCGAACAGCTTCGTTGCCGGCATCCGAAGATCAGAACAGATTTGCTTACGAATGCCCGCTTGAGCTTCAGCCAATCCCGCAAAGCTCAGTTGCTTATGGTCCCAATCGTCTTCCGAGTCCATCACGACGGCGTTCTGATAGTTTTTCTGCCAGTTGGCCATCGCAATACGCTGACGAACCGTGTTTGTCCCGCCCGGCGTGAGAAGAGTATTTACCAAGTTTTTCACTTTGTAGACGTCGATCTTAAACTCGTCGAGCACTTCGAAAGTGAGATCAGTCGATTTCAGGTATTGGTTAATCGATCGTACAAGACTCTCGACCACTGAGAAACCCCATCCTCGCAAACGAGGACGGATGAAGCTCGGGGCGATTGGCCCCTTAAGACGCATGACACGTGATTTATGGATTTTAGAAGCGTAGTAGTCGTAAAACTCAAACTCTTCGGTTTGGATTTCTGGGTCGTATCCGTCGGTGTTCTGTTTATCCCAAAAAAGCTCCCACATATCGACGGCTCTGAACTGAACATTGGTGTCCTTTCCGATCGAACTGAGATCAAGCGGCGTCTCGGGGTCTTGCCCGTCAACGATGATGAGAATGCCTCCGCCACCAAACAAGCGTGTCCACTTCGCGCCCATTCCCATGGTGTTCAAATCGCCGTCGCGATCCATGCTGGTTTGAAGCTCTTTGATTTCGTCTTCATCGAGCTTTTTCGATTTGATCGTGACACCGCCGCGAAGCCCATCATCAACGGGCACGTCCACGATCGTTTGGATCAAACCGATTTCAACGTACAGCTCGGAAAGAAGCTGCCGAAAGTTTGAAACGAGATACCAGCGAAGATTTGTGAAGAGCGAAGTCGTGTCTGAGACTTGCTCAAGCGATCCGCCGCCTGCGGGCATTCCCGGAAGCTGATAAGCACCGAGCTGTTGAAACGGACTTCCAAAACCGATCGCATCGCAAAGCCCGTTCTTCACTTGCTCTCGCATAAACTCAGGAGCTTCCGTGCCGTTATGAATCAGCTGCGGTTGTTGCCAAAACTTCCAGTTGAACGCCATAATTCCCTTTCACAGTACGTCGGCGATCGACAATCCGCCGCACAACTCGTTGAAGGCTCCAGAGAGTACGTCCACGATATCGTCGTGGCCGACCATCTCCTCACCAAAGTTTTCTAACTCGTTGAAAAACTCTTCATTCCATGGTGCCCGAAGAACTTTGATATTGCCAGCTTCGGCTTGTGCCGATACGGGCTTCGCTCTCGTCAGTTTGTCTTTACTGATGGTTTCAGTCTTTACCATGTAACCTGCCAGCATACGGATAAAATTATCCGCTTCACTCACGCCTGCGCTTCCTGGGTCTTGCTGACTCATGATCGAAACAGAAATAGAGTCATGACTCGCAGTGTTCTTAATCAGCCGCTCAACCTGCAAAGGCGTGTCTCGCATTGAGCGCAAGTCAGCGACAACGAAAGTGTTATCGGGATATTTGTACATCTTCAGTCCGCGCGTCCAATCTGGATCAGGATTCTCTTCGCTCGGTTTCGTCGCAGCCCGGTCCCAAAAGCGAATCGTTCTGATCCAGCCCGCAGGAATCGCATCAACGACTGGAAACCAGCCACGCTGAAACATCGAGCCCGCTGTTGCACGGACCAGCCAGTCGCCTTTGAGAAGTCGCTCACGATCAACACGGTTGGAAGCGAGAAGGTTTCCTAGATAAGCCGGATCGCTCTTCATCAGGATTTGATTGTCTTGAAGCTTAGACGGAATGAACGTAACGGATTTCGGCTGCACTTCATCGCCACGGCCAAAGCGCTCGTAAATATCTTCGGGTGAATCGCCCCAAATCAGTTCATCATCGCGACGAATAAACCAGCGCACAACGCCTGAGCGATCTTCACGTGCGTACCTTCCCTCGCGATCGAGCCACCAACGAATGAATTGCTTGACCCATGAATCTGGATCAGGGTTACACGTGCCGCGAATGCGCGGG